CCTCTCCGGCCTGCTGCGCGGCGCCGGGGCCCAGGTCGACCGCCTGGTCCGGCACGGCTTCGGCCCGCATCAGGCGGCCGGGATCGTCAACCAGCTGGTGCAGAGCCAGAGCGTCATGCTGGCGACCAACCAGGTGTTCATGACCCTGGCGATCCTGTTCCTGCTGGCCTGTCTCGCCGTGTGGCTGGCCCCACGGCCGACCCGGCTCGCCGCTGGCGTCGCCGCTCATTAGGCCTGACGATTTCGGTCGGCGGCGCGGTTCAACCCCATGAAGTGGCGTGCGCAATATGCGGGCGCACGCCGTCAACCGCCGCATCGGTCGGAACGGGTCCACCGGCTGGGGGCTTCCGTGAGCTCCGTTCCCAGGCACAAACCCTTTTCAGCGCCTCCGGTTCCACACTCCTTGCGCCAGGCGCTGAAGTTCGCCGGACGCTGTGGGTCGCGATCTGAGCGATGGTCGAATGCCCGCTGCGAGTCCGGCGACGCACGCAGGCTCACCGGCAAGCTCCATCGAGTTCTCTTGGAACCGCGCGGCCAAGAGGTACGTTCAGTCTACTCGAAAACTCCACATCATTCAGGAGCGAAAAGCGTGTTGCTGCACGTCCTGTTCGCCAAGACACTCCGCGCAGGACGGCTGCGCATCATTCGTCACGATGGCGTGATCGAGAGTTTTGGCGACGGGTCCGGGCCGCCCGTCGTCGTCCGCCTCAACCGCCGGGGGGCGTTGCGGATAGCGATGCAGCCGGAGCTAGGTCTGGGCGAGGCTTACATGGACGGCGATCTGACCTTTGAGGAGGGCGATCTGTGGGACCTGCTCAGTCTGGTCGGTCACAACCTGCCTGAGCGGCCGACCCGCCGAGGCGGGGCGCTCGCACGGATGCGCGACGACGTCATCAGGCGATTTCGGCAAGCCAACGACCGGCGCGCCGCGCGGCGCAACGTCGCCCATCACTACGACCTCTCCAACGCCTTCTACCGGCTCTTCCTCGACGAGGACATGCAGTATTCGTGCGCCTATTTCGCCGCGCCCGACATGAACCTGGAGGCGGCCCAGGCGGCCAAGAAGGCGCACCTGGCGTCCAAACTGCGGCTCGCGCGCGGCGATCGGGTTCTCGACATCGGCAGCGGCTGGGGCGGCATGGGCCTGACCCTGGCGTGCGACTATGGCTGCCAGGTCACGGGCGTGACGCTGTCCACCGAACAGCTGGTTCTGGCCAAGGAGCGGGCGCGGGCCGCGGGCGTGGCCGACAATGTGGATTTCCAGCTTTGCGACTACCGCGACGTGCAAGGGCCGTTCGACCGGATCGTCTCGGTCGGCATGTTCGAACACGTCGGCGCCCCGCAGTTCGCAACCTTCTTCCGCAAGCTCGCGGACCTGCTCAGCGACGACGGCGTCGCGGTCATCCATTCGATCGGTCGCATGGAGCCGCCAGGGCTGACCAACGCCTTCATTCGCAAATACATTTTTCCGGGCGGCTACATTCCGGCCCTCTCGCAGGTCACCGCCGCGGTCGAGGACGCCGGGTTGTGGATCACCGATATCGAGATCCTGCGCCTGCACTATGCCGAGACGCTGCGATGCTGGCGCGAGCGGTTCAAGGCCAACTGGACGGCGATCGAGGCGATGTACGACGAACGCTTCTGCCGGATGTTCGAGTTCTACCTGGCCAGCAGCGAACTGAGTTTCCGCACCGGAACGACCATGGTGATGCAGGTGCAGATCACCAGGCGCTGCAATGCCCTGCCCTGGACCCGAGACTACATGATCGACGCCGAGCGCGCCGGGTCGCCGCGGCCGGGCCGGGCGGAGGCAAAGCGGCGGGCCGGGGCGGCGGGGACAGGCTGAACGCCGGCGAGGTCGGCCGCCGGGCCTGCACGCGCCGTCGAACGCCGATCCGATTGAAACGGTTCGCACCGGTCCCATATCTTTCAGACCTCTCGCCACAGGGGCCTGGATCATGGCCGCACAGCTCAATCACACGATCGTGTGGTGCTCGAACCCGGCCGAGGCGGCCCGCTTCCTGGCCGACGTCCTCGGCCTGCCGGCCCCGAGCCGGTTCGGTCATTTCGAGGTCGTCGCGCTGGACAACGGCGTCTCACTCGACTTCGCCCAGGCGGAGGGGCGAATGATCCAGCCTCAGCATTACGCCTTTCTGATCAGCGAGGCCGAGTTCGACGCCGCCTTCGGACGAATCAAGGATCTGGGGCTCGACTATTGGGCCGATCCGCGACGAAGCCGGCCGGGCGAGATCAATCACAATGATGGCGGCCGCGGCGTCTATTTTCCGGGGCCCGACGGCCATTTCCTCGAAGCGATCACCCGTCCCTACGGGAGCGGAGGCTAGGCCGGGATTCGGCGAGGATTATTTCGACACAGGCGCCGCCTGCGCGCTCTTTACTCGACGGCGACGTAAAATGGTCGCAATGTCGCCGCGCCCCAGGAACGGGGCGGGAGGAAACCAGAATGACGAATGCGATGAAGACCACCGTGAGCATGCTCGCGGTGGGCGCCTGCCTGTCATGGGCGATGGCGGCCGGCGCCGAACCCTATGTGGACTACACCCCGCTCAAGGGCGTCACCCATGTCCAGACCATCAAGGTCGATCCCAATCACATCGACGATTATATCACCGGCCTGAAGAAGTCGTGGGTCCCCGGCGAGGAGATCGCCAAGAAACACGGCGTCATCGACTACTATCAACTCATGGTGAAGCTGAACGGGGGCGCCGGGGCCAACGTGGTGCTGATCGAGCACTATCCCTCGATCGCCGCCCTCGATCCCGATCAGGCGCGCGATCAGGCCATGGAAAAGGAGGGGCAGGCCATAATTTCGAAAGACCAGAGCACGGCGTTGACCAATGGCTTCGACAAGTACCGCGAATTCATCAGCGACGACTACTATCAGGCGGTGGAATTCGCCAAATAGAAGCGCCGACCGTCGCGGCGGAGGCGTCTTTCGGGTTCGGCCGCGACCGGACCTGACGGGCGCCTCCGGGGCGTCTCCCTGGTGGAGCCGAGGGGAATCGAACCCCTGACCTCCTCATTGCGAACGAGGCGCTCTACCATCTGAGCTACGGCCCCTTCCCAGGCGGGCAGGAGAGCGCGGCACATAAGAGACCCGGCGGCGCGGTGTCAAGAATTCACGGGGTCGGAAGCCCACGTGGCGGGTCCGCCTTGCAAGGCGCGCGCGCGGTCGATACCTAGCGTCGACCCCGGAGGGACGGCGCCCGTGATCGCTATCTTGAATTTCATCTTTTTGATCATCGACTTCGTGTTGAGCGCGATTGTCTGGATCGTGATCGCCAACGCGGTGATCAGCTGGCTGATCGCCTTCGACGTGATCAACCTGAGAAACCGCACCGCCTACAGCGTCGTGCGGTTCCTGGACGCGGTGACTCGGCCGTTGCTGGCGCCGTTCCGCCGCTTCATTCCACCGATCGCGGGGCTGGACATCACGCCGATCGTTCTCATCGTCCTGATCGGCGCGGCGCAGCAGACCCTTTTGCCGGCGCTGTTCAGCTGGATCGTGCGCCTGGTCGGCGGCTGACCGCGCAGCGAGATTTACGACCGACATGGTTCGAGCAAGGCTTCAGGGAAGAGGGAGACGCCAATGACCACCTCCAAGCGCTGGGTGCTGCAGCGCCGGCCGCGGGGCGAGATCAAGCCGGGGGACCTGGCCCTGGTGGAAGAGCCGATCCGCGATCTCAAGGACGGTGAAGTGCTGGTCCGCACGGTGTATCTGTCGCTCGACCCCACCAACCGGATCTGGATGAGCGACCAGGACCAGTACATGCCGCCGGTGCAGATCGGCGAGACCATGCGCGGCGGCGGCATCGGCGTGGTGGAGCGCTCGCGCTCGGACGCATTCAAGCAGGGCGATGTGGTCAACCCCGGCCTCACCGGCTGGTCGACGCACTCGATCGTCCAGGGCGCCGGCGTCAGCCCGGTTCCCGCGATCCCCGGCGTGCCGCTGACCGCCTATATGAGCGTGCTGGGCGGTACGGGCCTGACCGGCTATTTCGGCATGACCGACATCTGCCGTCCGCAACCGGGAGAGACGGTGGTGGTGTCGGCGGCGGCCGGCGCGGTCGGCTCGATCGCCGGCCAGATCGCCAGGCAGGCGGGCGCCCGGGTCATCGGCATCGCCGGCGGCAAGGCCAAGTGCGACTGGCTGACCGGCGACCTCGGATTCGACGGCGCCATCGACTACAAGAACGAGGACGTGGGCGCGGCGCTTGATCGGCTGTGCCCCAACGGCGTCGACTGCAACTTCGAGAACGTCGGCGGCGAGATCATGGACGCGGTCTATTCGCGCATGAACAACTTCGGCCGCATGGCCGTGTGCGGCCTGATCTCGACCTACAACGGCGAGGGGCCGGTGAAGGGGCCGACCGATTTCGCCCGCGTGCTGATGCATCGCCTGCTGATCATGGGCTTCATCGTCATCGAATATCTGCCGCGCGCGGCCGAGGCCTTCGCGGCCATGACGCCGATGGTGCTGAGCGGAGAGCTGAAGTGGAAGGTCCACGTCGAGGACGGCCTGGAGAACGCCGTCGAGGCGGTGGGCAAACTATTCACGGGCGCGCACGACGGCAAGCTGCTGGTGCGGGTGTCGCCGGAGCCGTAGGGGGGCTCAGTGAGATTACTAAATTGCAATCATCGAGGTTGCAGCCTCATTCCCCACCCGTCTTCTCACTGCGCTCGATGCCACTTTCGCCACAAGGGGGGAGAGAGAATGATTGCATTTTGCAATTGACTCGCCGGGCGAAATGGTGTAGCAATATGTAATGTGGCGACGTGTGGCTGGATGGCCGCCGTGGCCTCCCCTCTCCCAAGACACACCGTTCCCAACACATATCCGGAGACGTCCATGGCGCGGAAACTCAATGCGCGGCAGGACGCGTTCGCGCGCGCACAGGCCGAGGGCCGCGGCGCGCTCGACGCCTATCTGCAAGCCGGTTACGAAGGAAAATCGCGGCAGAAGCGGAACTACGCCAATGAGCTGGCGCGCAATCCTGAGATCAGGGCGCGCGTCGAGGCGTTGCGCGATGAAATGACATGGGGTGGGACCGCCGATATCGCGCCCGTGATCCAGGAGCTGATCGGGCTGGCGCGCAGGGTCGGCGACAAGCCCACGGCGGCGCAGATGGTCGCGGCCCGCGGCATCCTGGTGGAGATCGCCCGGCTGAAGGGACAGCTCGCCCGCTCCGACGCCCCTGCGCCGGACCTGCCGCCGCAAATGAGTCACGAGGAATGGCTCGCGACCTATGCCGTCAAGCGATAGCTGGAAGCCGCAGCCGGGCCCCCAGACCGCGTTCGTCCACAGCCGCGTGTTCGAGGTGGTCTATGGCGGCGCGCGCGGCGGCGGCAAGACCGACGCGGCCCTCGGGGACTTCGCGCTGCATGAGAGGGGGCATGGCGGCGGGGCGCGCGGCCTGCTGGTGCGGCGCTCGCGCGTGGCGCTGGAACCGACGATTACGCGGGCAAGACAGATCTATCGGCCGTTCGGCGCGCGATGGGAGGAGGCAAAGTCGCGCTTCACCTGGCCGAGCGGCGCGGTGCTCTATTTCCGCTACCTGGACCGGGACGCCGACGCAGACCTCTACCAGGGCCATGACTATACGCGCGTCTATGTGGAGGAACTGACGCAGTTCCCCGACCCGCGTGTCATCGACAAGCTAAAAGCGACCTTGCGCAGCGCGAGCGGCGCGCCGTGCGGGTTCCGCGCCACCTGCAACCCGGGCGGGCCCGGCCACAACTGGGTCAAGGCCCGCCATATCGACGCGGGCGCCTGGACCGTGACCGAGGAGGACGGCCTTGGCCGGGTGTTCATCCCCGCGCGCCTGGCCGACAATCCCAAGCTCGCCGAGAGCGATCCCCTCTACGTTTCGCGCCTGAAGCAGACGGGCAGCGAGCAGCTGGTGCGGGCCTGGCTGGAGGGCGACTGGAACATCGTCGAGGGCGCCTTCTTCGACAAGTGGAGCGCGCGCAACATCGTGCGGCCGTTTTCGATACCCGAGCTGTGGACGCGCCTGCGCGCGTTCGACTGGGGCTATGCGGCGCCGTTCAGTGTCGGCTGGTGGGCGGTGACCTCGGATCCTTACGACGCGGGCGGCGATCGGCCCATCCCGCGCGGGGCGCTGGTGCGCTATCGCGAGTGGTACGGCTCGACCGGGCGGGCCAACACCGGCCTGCGCCTGGACGCGGAGGCGGTGGCGACCGGAATTCTCGAGCGCGAACGCGGCGAAGCCGTGCGCCTGGCGGTGGCCGATCCGTCGATCTTCCGTGAGGACGGCGGCCCCTCGATCGGCGAGCGCATGCGCCGGGCGGGCGTGGCGTTCAGGCCGGCCGACAATACCCGGGTCGGCAAGGCCGGGGCCCTGAGCGGCTGGGACCAGTTGCGGGCGCGGATCGTCGGCGCCGACGGCGTGCCGATGCTCTATGTGTTCGACACCTGCCGCGACTTCATCCGCACCGTGCCGGTGCTGCAGCACGATCCGACCCGGCCGGAGGACCTGGACACCGCGGCCGAGGATCATATCGCCGACGAGGCGCGCTATGCGTGCCTCAGCCGGCCGCTGATCGCGTCGCACCCGACGCCGATCACCAATCCGCCCGACCGCTGGGAACAGGCGTGGGGCCGCGGGGCGAGCTGGAAACAGGTGGACAGCTGGAAGACGACGTGAGGCGCTCGTGCTTCCCGCATCGAGCCCATGGGCGGGAAGCCGGGGCGATTGGAAAATTGCATTTTGCGCTTGACGGGCCGGCCGAGATGGTGTAACAATATGCAAAGTGGAGATTGGTGTCGACGCGACGCGGTTTCCTTTTCGACGGACAATCCCAGCGAGGCGCGCATGGCGGCAACGATCGCGCGGGACGACGACGCCTCGGGCTCGCTCGCCAAGCTGAAGCGCTATTTCACCGAGGCGCGGGACCTGACGCAGCAGTCGCGAACCAATGCGCTGACGGCGATCGACTATTACGACTCCGACCAGTTCACGCCGGACGAGCTGGCCAGGCTGCAGGCGCGCGGTCAGCCGGCGATCGTGGTCAACCGCATCAAGCCGGCGGTGAACGGCATCATCGGCGTGACCGAGAAAGGCCGCAGCGATCCCAGGTGCTGGCCGCGCAACCCCGGCGACAACGACCAGGCCGACGCGGCGACCGACGTGCTGCGCTACATAGCCGATTTCAACAGGTTCAAGCGGACGAAACAGGACTGCTTCCTCGACCTGCTGGTGCCAGGAACGATGGCGGCGCTGGTCGGCGTCGACGAGGACAAGCAGGTCACCATCACCCAGGTGCGCTGGGAGGAATTCTTTCACGATCCGCGCTCGCGGCGAAAGGATTTCAAGGACGCGCGCTTCCTGGGCATTGCAAAATGGATGTACGAAGATGACGTCGCGGCCCTGTATCCTGGCCACGAAGCGGCGATCGAGGCGACGGTCGAGAACGGCGTCGGCGGCGGCATGGCCCCCGACCAGAGCTATCAGGACCGGCCGCTGGGCTTCTCCGGTTCCGGCGGCTCGCCGTGGGTCGATGTCAAGCAGCGGCGGCTGATGGTCGTGGAGATGTACTATCGCGAGGGGACCTGGAAGCGGGCGGTGTTCACCGGCTCGGACATCCTGGAGGCGGGCGAGAGTCCGTATCTGGATCACAGGCGCCGGCCCGACTGTCCGATCGAGGCGCAGAGCGCTTACGTGAAGCGCGATAACGCGCGCTACGGGGCCGTATGGGACATGATCGGCCCGCAGGATGAGGTGAACAAGCGCCGCGCCAAGGCGCTGAACCTGCTGGCGACCAGCCGGATCGAGGTGCGCGAGCCGGCGGCGATCAATGTCGACGTCGACGAGGCGCGGCGCGAGGCGGCGAGGCCCGACGGCGTGCTCCCCTATGGCTGGGGCATGAGCCCGAACACGGCCGCCTTCCAGGGCAATATGGAGATGCTGCAGGAGGCCAAGGCCGAGATCGAGCGCATGGGACCCAACCCCGCGGTGCTGGGCCGCGACGCCCAGGACGCCAGCGGGCGGGCGCTGCTGGCGCGCCAGCAATCGGGCCTGGTCGAACTGGCCAACCTCTATGCCGGCCTCGAGGATTTTGAGCTGCGCTGCTATCGCCAGTGCTGGGCGCGGGTGAAACAGTTCTGGACGGCGCCGCAGTTCATCCGGGTGACGGACGACGAGAACGCGCCCAAGTTCGTCGGGCTCAACCAGCCGATCACGGGCGGCCCGCCCAGCGTGGGCGTCGATCCGCAGTCGGGCATGCCGATCCTGCAGCCAGGCGTGCTGGGCTATCGCAACGTCGTCGCCGAAATGGACGTCGACATCGAGATCGACACCCAGCCGGACACCGGGACGATCCAGCAGGAGGCGTTCACCGAGCTGATGCATCTGGTCGGCGCCTCGCCGGTCTATCAGCAGCAGATCTCGCTCAAGCAGCTGATCCAGCTCTCGCCGATCCCGCACAAGCGCTCGGTGCTGGACAGCCTCGCCCAGGCCGAGACCGAGCAGTCGCAGGCGCGGGCGCAGCAACAGCAGGCCGGCCAGCAGATGGCGGCCGCGAAGATCCAGGAGGTGACCGCCCGCGCGGACCTTCACCACGCCGCCGGCTTCGCGCACGCGCTGAACGCGGTGAGCGAGGCGCACGCGATGCATAACGACCAGGCCGCGCGCGCGTTGGAGAAGGGCCTGGAGAGCGTGCAGGGCGGGGAGCCATAGCGTCCCTCGCCGTTATGGGCAGGGGCAGGATGTCCGCGGGTCGCGCAATGCGTGGGCCGCAGGACAGGGTTGGCATTCAGGATAGGGAACCGCCGCGGACCCAGCGAGAGTGTGGGCGCCTCGCCGTCCCCCACCCGTCCTGTTTCTTCGCTCCAGGCCACCTTCCCCATGAGGGGAGGGAGGGAACAAATTCTACAGCCGCCGCCGGGTTTCGGGCGATTCGGGCCGCCACCGATTGGGCGAGGGACCTTTCATGAGCAACGAGCTGAACTTCCTCGAGGGCGACGCTCCCGAGGCCGAAGAGACCGCGCCCGCCCCCGTCGAGGCGGCGCAGGAGACGCCTCGGCCGACGCCGGAGCCAACCCCGGAGCCGGCGCCGATCACGCCCGGGCATGTGCCGCTCTCGGCCATGCTGGACGAGCGGGAGAAGCGCCAGGCGCTGGAACGGCAGCTGTCGGACCTGCGGTCGCAGATGGCGCCGCCACCGATTCCGCCCCTGGAGGACCAGCTGGAAGCGCGGCTCTACGCCGCCAACCTCAGCGCCTCGCGCCGGTTCGCCGAACGCGAACACGGCAAGGAGGCGGTCAGCGCGGTCCATGCCTGGGCGGTGGCGAAATGCGACGCCGACCCTCTCTTCAACATGCAGATGCGCTCGTCGGAGGATCCCTACGAGGCGGCGATGCAGGCCTACAACCGCGAGCGTGTGGTTGCCGAGGTCAGCGCCGGCGATCTCGAAGCCTTTCGGGCCTGGAAAGCTCTCCAGGGCCAAACCGCACCGTCCCAACCCCAATCGCCCGCGGCGGCGATTCCCCGATCTCTCGCCAACGCCCCCGGCAACGGTGCGGCGGGACGCTCCAGCGTCGCGGTGGGCGAGGGGAACGCCTACGCCGGGCTCTTCAGATAGGAGCGCCCTAGATGGCCGAAACCATCCTCGCATCCGCCAGTGAACGGCAGATCTGGATCAGCAAATATTTCCAGGAGTACGTACGCCAGTCGCGGTTCATGCCCTACATGACCAATGGCGACCTGAACAAGGGCGGGATCATTCTGACCCGCTTCGAAATGCAGGAAGAAGCCGGCCGGGTCATCAACATCCCCTTCATCGGCCGGCTGCTGTCGTCCGGCGTCACTGGCGCGACGGTGCTGGACGGCGTCGAAGAGGACCTGACCAACTACAACTGCCCGATCACGATCGACTGGCGCCGCAACGGCGTGCGGGTGCCGAAGTCGACGCAGTTCCGCACTGAGATCAACCTCCTGAACGCCGCGCGCGACGCCCTGGTGGTGTGGGAATCGGAAAAGCTGCGCGACGACATCATCCATGCCATGTGCGCGACGATCACCGACACCAACGGCACCGCGACGCCCTGGGAACAGGCGACCGCGGCGCAGCAGAACTACTGGACGGCCAGCAACCAGAACCGGGTGCTGTTCGGCTCGTACAACTCCAACTATTCGGCGACTCTGGCGACCGCGTTCGGCAATATCCCGACGACGCAGATCACCACCGCGGCGAATCTGCAGCTGGCCAAGCGGATCGCCAAGCTGGCGAACCCGCGCATCCGGCCGTTCCGGGCGACCGGAGGGGACGGGCGCGAGTTCTTCGTCGCCTTCCATGGCGCGCGCACGTTCCGCGACCTCAAGCGCGACACCACCATCATCAACGCCAACACCCAGGCCAGGGCGCGCGAGTCCACCGGCATGCAGGACAACCCGCTCTTTCAGGACGGCGACCTGCTCTATGACGGGGTGAACCATCGCGAGGTTCCCGAGATCGACGACTATTGCCTGAACATGTCGATGGTGAACGGCGGCACGGGCTTTACCGGAACGGGCGGTTCGGGCGGCGACATCCGGCCGATCTTCCTGTGCGGCGGCGGCGCGGTCGGCATCGCCTGGGGCCAGGAGCCGACGCCCAGGACCGACAACGCCAAGGATTACGGCTTCCGTCCGGGCGTGGCGATCGAGGAGCTGCTGGGCGTGAAGAAGATCAACTTCAACGGCCTGCAGAACGGCATCGTCACGGTGTTCCAGGCGGCGGCGGCGGACAGCTAGTCGTCGTTCGCTCTCCTAACCGCCGGCCCCACCACCGGGGCCGGCGGTCCCCCCTCATCTTCAAGGAAAGGAGGCCGCCATGGCCACCGCCTACCAAATGCTCAACTTCGCCCAGAACCAGCCCGCCGGGACCGGCCACGGGTTCTACAAGACCCACGCCTCGCTGCACGCGATCAGCGGGACCATCAGCACCTGGGCCGCCGGCGACACCATCGCCGTGGGCTATCTGCCCCGCCAGGCGATCGTCGTCGGATGCGTGCTCAAGGCCGCCTCGCAGCTGGACAGCAACGGCTCGCCCACCCTCGCCTTCGACGTCGGAGTGGTCGGCACGCCGCAACTGTTCAAGGCCGCGATCACCGACGTCGGCCATGCCGCGGGCGCCTCCACCGACATCGGCACCGGCATCTCGGCCAGCGGCTACCTCTACCAGAACACCTCGGGGGCCAAGCAGGAGGTGATCATCACGGTGCACACCGCCGCCGCCACGCCGGTCGCCGGCACGATCGAGATCGACATCGAATACTACGTCGAGGACGTCGTCGGCTCGAATCCCTAGGTCCCGCCGCACCCCCTCGAACGGGGGTGAGAGACGCCGTCCTCCCGTCCTCGGGAGGGCGGCGACGGTCACAGCAAGGAGAGCCGCATGCGCGCTCGCTACGTCGGCGGCGACGCCGAAACGACCACGTTCGGCAAGAGGTTTCATCGCTGGCAATGGGTCGGCGTCGACGCCCTGACCGAGATCGCCCGCGAGACCCTGTCGCAGAATCCGCAGTTCGAGACGGACGGCGAAGCGGCCGATCCGGTCGAGCCGGGCGACCAGGCGGCCTGATCGTGGCGACCTGCCGGGTGATCATCTGTGAAGCCATGCGGGCGTTGAAGGCGCTGGGCGTCGGCGACGCCCCGACGCTCGACGAGCTGACCGTGGGGCTGGAGGCGATCCAGAACCTGGTGCTGGAACTGCACGACGCGCGCGGGCCGATGCTGGATGTCGACGTGCCCGGGGCCTGCGCCTATCCGCAAGGCGATCCGTGCGCGCCGCCGCCGCCAGGCCCTCTGCCCTGGATTCCGAGCGAGAACCAGCGCATCCGCATCCAGGCCGGGGCGAACGTGACGATCACGCTGCCCAACGCCATCGCGCTGTTCAATACGCCCGACCCCTACGACTACGGGTTCAACGCCAACACCGTGCAGCCGCCGGTGGGATCCACGGGCGCGGCCGACGGCATCGAATACCGCCAGCCGCGCGACGGCGCGCGGATCGAGATCGTCGGCCTCACCCAGGCGCTGTACTTCTACCGCGCCGACATCAATTCATGGATGGCCGCGACCGGCCTGGGGCTGGACGCGGAGACGCCGTTCAACAACCGCTACAATTCGGCGCTCGCGGCCCTGGTCGCCGAGCGGCTGATGGAGACGCTGCCGGGGGTGGGCGAGCCGACGCCGGGCCTGGCCAGCCGCGTCGCCCGGGGCCGTTCGGCGCTGTTCCTGCAGACCGGCGTGACACACGACCGGGTGGTGGCGGACTATCTCTGATGAGCCTGGCGGTGACGCAACTGGGCTCGAACGCCGTGGCGTCCGGGACGACGACGCTGGTGCTGACGACCAGCGCCGCGGCGCCGGCGGGATGCACCATACTGGTGCTCGCCGCCGACAGCGGCAGCACCGCCTTTTCGTCGATCACCGACAGCGCCGGCAACACATACTCGGCCGGCGCCGTCTTCAGCAACGGCACGGGCAAGCAGCGCTTCTATTGGGTTCAGAACG